TTCTGAGAATGTTTTACCATCTAGCATATGAGCTATTAGCTCTTTCTTTGATGTTACTATTGGATTGTCATAATATCCGCTCATTTTAGAGCTGATATGTGCATCGGCAATTTGCCGGATTTGTTTTTTTGTTGCCATATTGATTTGATTTTAGATGTTGAATAATGATGTCCACAGTAATGCTAGGACGATTAAAATGGTGATTAAAATGGTGTCTTTTGTGCTTTGTGACATAGTTGTATATTTTAGTTTAAGTTGATTGATTTAGCTCTATTTTTATGACCTAGACCGTGGTCTGCGATTACAATGTTCTTTGCCTTGATCGATGTGCCGGAACATAGGCAACAGTTTGTACACGTGGTCTTTTGACCGGACTCTTTTGATGCCGGACAACTAATCTCATTAGGCAATGGTTTGTTGTATCCAATTTGTACTCTGAAGTAACGCATTCCTAGTGCTGATGCAGTCTGCTGCTCCCATATATTGTCAACTGATGCCATCAGTAACTTTGTCCATCTCATATCGAAGTTATTATCTCTCCATCGATGTGTGTAACCTGTTCTCTTTTTACATACTGTAGCGAGCTCCTCAAATATCTCAATGGGTGCTACACAAGGGTCACCATATGTGCCAAATCTGATGTTCTTATCTTTCACTAGCTCCTTAGCTTTGTCCATTGTTACTCTAGGGTAGTTACCTTTAAGGTAGCTCTTGTATACCATATTTACACCTTGACCGACATTTACATAGCATCTAGCTTCCCCATTTTCTTTTGCTAGCAATGGTCTATGCTTACAGTCTCCGCAGATAGACTCATCATCTCCACTTTTTAGTGCATCAGTTGGATTGATATCAGTTCTGAGGATGTAGGTCTGCACCATTGCTCCGGTTTTGGTATTAGAACTGTCTTGTGATAGTCCTACCATAATTACTGCAATCGGTTTGCCATCGTAGGAAGATTTTCCTTCCCAAATTACTGCTCCATTAATTTTTGCCATAGTTGTTTAAGTTTAGTGGTTAATACCGGCATATGCCGGTTTCGGACATTGAGTCCTCATCAGTTAACCTTGCTCCAAATCATCTCGTACTCTTTAGCACAATAGCTGATAGGATGCAGCACTACTTCATTAATATTGAAGTCTATCAATCTATCAGTTTTGATAGTTACTCTTGTGCCTACTATCTCGTGTACCTTGTACTTTTTACCTTTCATTCCGCAGTATGCCACGTTTACTGTAGCATTGTAGTCTAAACACATTGCTGCAAATTTTTGATTTCTTTCTAGTTGTTTCTTTGTCATAATTGTATATTTTAGTTTTTAAGTAATGATTTGAATGCTCTGATAATTACGTTTAGTGTATGGTTTAAATCTGACCTTCCGTTACTATCGAATTCGTCTAGACTGTTCACATTGAATCTTTGCTTACCAATGTAGTCATACATACTGTCACCACCATAGATGGTAACAAACTGATTCTTAACTACAATTTTTTCCACATTCACATAGTGGGGAAATGTTCCACCATTGTATGTGATAGGGATGTTCTCTGACTCAGCTACCCTAGGAAGCATCTCGTTAATTACTGCGATTTTTCGCTCGATTTGAATTGGGAATTTTTTCATTGTATTTAGTTTTTAATTATACAGTTGTTATTGGTGGTTCATTTCTGCTAGTACTGATAAATACTTCAAAATGCGATTTGGGGAAGAAATCATTTAAAGAATCAATACGTTTTTTTGCTTCATCTAAGGTCTTATAATAACCTTGCCATCCGACGTTATCATAATTTCCGTACTCAATAATGTGGTAATAAGTTGCCATTGTAATTTGTTTTTAGTGGTTAAAGTTAGTTACTATCTATCTGCATTTACACGGGCTTTAGACCGTCATTGGCTGCATTAATAGTGACACATTGATGTCCTCGGGGACACGTCTATTCATCCTTACGGAATCTACGTCAATGAGGCTACTTATTAACTGTTATCAATTGGTATAGTGGGTGATGACTATGCAGTTATTTCAACTTGGTCATCATTTGATGGGTTGTCAGTGCATTTCTACTAGGTAGTGTTGACAGAGCCGATAATCCGCTATAGGTCCGATGTAGACCATTCTAACAGTAACTTTCACTCCGATATGTCAAAAAACTTTAATGTGACTCAGACTAGCTATCGTCTAATCCGAGTGCAATTTAAGTACAATTCTATTAAAACAATCAACTGACTAAAGTTTTTTTTAAAATGTGGATAACTTTTTCGATTCACAGTATAATATCCACAGTTAGTGAGGGATGAAAATATTTAAGTGAGGGGATAAACGAGGGGAGGCAAAGACAAGAGAGAAGTTCTTTGTCCTATCATTTTGGTAGACTAATAGTTAGTCCACTAGGTAGGTAGACTATGCTTACTCCATCAGATTGGTAGACTAATAAATCTTTAGTCCATCAGTTTAGTAGACTGTTAATCATTAGTCCATCAGATAGGTAGACTAGCAGCTAGGTAGTCTAGTAAATTAGTAGACTAGCAAATAGCAGTCCACCGATGTGGTAGACTATGCAGCAGTATTCCATAGTGGTGGTGGACTAGTAGTCCCCTAGCAAAACGCCAAAAAATCGGAACGAGGCGAGCCGAATCGATACCCCACCCCATTAAAAAAATTTGACTTCCGGTTGAGGGTCCGCTTCGTCAGACCGCTATAGTACCCAAACACTACGACTATTTAAAAATGTTTTATCTTTGAGCTGAAATATTTCACAGGTTATTAAAACAATTATTATGAAACTAAAATTTGGAGACAGCATTTACAAGAAGGATTTGAGTAATAGCATTTACCAACAGAGTGGTGCTAACTTTGGTTTGACTGTAAACAAGGGGATGTTAATTAACAATCGTCCTGATGGTCAGACCGGCATCCAACAGGCAGCAGTTGCAAAGAAGGCTGTTCGCCGTATGGAGAAAATACAGACAATGTCAGAGGCTGTATTTTTAGGCAACATCCGTTCAGAGGTAATGGAAGGACCTGAGATGGACTAAAGATCCATTGTCAGAATAACATCCTTTGATAGACCCAACATTAGCGTGTTGGGTTCTTTTTTTGAATTATCGACATTTTTGTCATTGATTTATGTCGTTTTTATGTCGATTTTATTTTTGTAACTAATTGATTATTAATACTTTATTCTTTTTATGTCGAAAATGTCGATTTTAAAGAGAAATTATAGTGGGAAAAAAAAAGAGAAAGGGAAAAATATATATAGAGATATATGGGGAAAATTTTCGACATTTCCGACATTAATAAAAAAATTGTTCAAAGTAATAATAATAGTTATTATATTTGTGGTATTAAAATCAAAATCAAATCAAATGGTAGAAACATCAGGTGTTGGGTATTCACCCAAAGATTTACAATTTGGAGCGGACGGTAGAAAGAAATTAATCAGTGGTGTCGTTAAGATGTCAAAGGCGGTTAAGAGTACGCTAGGTCCCGGAGGCAACACAGTGCTTATAGAGTCTCCTCATCACACACACGGTATTACAGTAACTAAGGATGGAGTAACGGTAGCTAAGGCGATTGACCTGATTGACCCAAGTGAGAACCTTGCGGTTAGGATGATGAAGGAGGCTGCTGACAGGACAGCTACTGCTGCAGGTGATGGTACGACTACAGCGATTGTTTTGACAGAGGCTTTGGTGTTGGGTGGTCTTGATCATATCAAAGAGGATATGAACCGGACGGAGGTGTTGAGGCAGATGGTGGACATCAGTGGTAAGGTGGTGGACAAGTTAAAGAGAAAAGCAAAGAAGGTGACGAGTGGAATGTTATTAGATGTGGCATCAATTAGTGCCAACAATGACAGAGAGATTGGTAGGATTATATCAGAGGTGTATAAGGACGTGGGTAAGACAGGGATCGTGACGGTGGAGAGGAGTCAGACAGCAGAGACATATGCAGAGACCACAAAGGGGCTTAAAATTGACAGAGGGTATTTGAGCTCGCTATTTATCAATGACCAAAAAAAGGACGAGTGTGTGTTTGAGGATGTGATGGTGTTGGTAGCTGATATGGAGATAGCGAACATATTACAGATTGAGAACGTGTTGAAACCAATCATTTCAGAAGGGAAGAAACTGTTGATCATTGCACCTTGTAATGTAAACGTGGTAAACACGCTTGCAGCTAACTCAATGAAGGGGAACTTGAAAGTGGTGGCAGTGCCTCCTCCTAATTTCGGATACAAGCAACACGAGTTGATGCACGACATTGCGGTGAGTGTAGGAGCGACTTATTATAGCGAGAAGACCGGCGATGACTTGAGCCACATCAATTATGGTGACTTAGGGCACGCAGCAAAGGTGATCGTGGGTAAAGACAAAACGGTGATCATAAGAAGTGCAGCAAAGTCTGATGAGAAGTTGGTTGAGGAGAGAGTGGCTCAGTTATGGGACGCACACAAAGAGACCAATAAAAAGGGTGAGAAAGACTTCTTGCTTGAGAGAATAGCATCACTAACGGGTGGCATAGGGGTAATATTTGTGGGTGGTCAAACTGACCTAGAGCAAAAAGAGTTGTATGATAGAGTTGACGATGCTGTTTGTGCAGTACGTTCAGCGTTAGAGGAAGGGATTCTGCCCGGAGCCGGCAAAGCTTTGTTTGAGGAGAGTTTGTTAATTGGTACTGAGAGCAGTAGCAATGAGCAGGCTGCTGCAATTAAAATTGTAAGTCAGGCACTACAAGTCCCTCTTATTCAGATACTTGTAAACGCAGGACTAAAGATTGAGGACGTATATAAGGGTGAGGTGCCAATGGGTAGTGGGTATAATTTAAAGACAGCCAAGATGGGTGACTTGATACAGATGGGTGTCATTGACCCGTTAAAAGTTACTAGATCAGCATTACAAAATGCAGTGAGCGTAGCGACTACTATACTTTCAACCAATGCAATCATCACAATGGCTCGCAGTTATGAGCAAGCATAATAATAAAACAAATGAGACCAATCGGAAAATATATAGTGGTAAAAGACGTACAAGAGTCTATAAAGACTGAGTCGGGGTTGATACTATCGGGGGAGGACACCAATCAGTTAAGGTATAAGCGTGCGGTGGTGATAGCACCCGGCACTGACGTGACTGTTATTAAAGAGGACGATGAGCTGTATTATGACAAAGCACATAGTTTTACTATGCTAATTGATGACCTGCAGTATACAATCATCTCTGAGCGTGACGTGGTGGTGGTGATTTAGTCTTCTTCGGCTGCTTTTTCGTAGGCTTCTTTTCGTTTCTTCTTGTTGTAGGCATTCATCTGAGTGATCATATTACGGTATACCTTATCGGTATACTTAACATTTTTCAAAAACATTGGGTTGTAAGACAAGCTCGTGGGGATTTCTTCCCCATTTAGTTTTCTGTAGATGTCAAGGACAACATTCTTTGACTTGTATGACAGTTGGTATATTGCCCTTGTCCTGCCGGTTCCTTTTCTGAAGTGTTCAATCCATCCGTCTTTCCATAGACGTTTAAATCTACCAACTTCCCAACTTACAAGTTCAGCAAACTTTACAAAGTCAGCTCTACCGAAGTAACCTTCTGAGTAAAGAAACAAGATAATGTCAAGATCGGCTTGGCTAAGTCCGTGCTTTGCTTTCATATAATACCTAATAACTCGCCAAAATTTTAGATAATCTATTGGATATGATTTCATTTAATTAAATTTTATTACATTTGTATTGTAAAGTTAATTAATTTTATCAAAAATATACAATTATGCCACAAGACCCAATTGGAGATTTGAAAAAAAAGAGACAACGTGAAAAAGAAATAGATGCAATTATAACTTCTTCACGTGATAGTACACCTGATTATCGTAATATGTCAAAGGTGAGAAAAAATACTACTGCTAAAGATAGTGCTGATTACAAATCAGGATTTGAAAGAGCATCTAGTGGTAGAGCTGAAAACTTTCCAAATAGAGCTGAGAAGTGGGGACAGAATGAAGCTTCACATAGAGGATTAAGAGGATTAAGTGCACAATCAGCAGACCACAATAGAAAACAAGAATATCTTGAACGTCCTGATACACCATTGGCTGCAACTCCTGAACCTAGAAGAAAATAAAATATTTAAAATAAAATAAAAAAATATGGGAAACAATTTAAGTTATAAATCAGGTTATCACAACGACACTCCAATAAAGCGTCCTGATACTCCATTAGCTGAAACACCAACTGCTAGAGAATATTTAGCTTCGGGTAAACCAACAGGTGGAAATAAACCATCTCCTAAAAAAGAGATTACTGCTAAAGAATATTTAGCTTCAGGTAAACCGACAAAGCCTGCTGAGACTAAAGTTCCTGAAGGATACTCAAAAGTAAAAACAGGACCGGGTGTTTATGAGATTAAAAAAATTGATAAAGCAAAAGAATATCTTGCTAAAAAATAAATTAAAAGAAAATGGCAGACGATAAAAAAGTTAAAGAGAAAAAAGTTCAAGAGAAAAAGGTTGAAGAGAAAAAAACGGAACAGAAAAAAACTGAACCAAAACAAACACTTCAACAACAGCTTGATGCTATTACTTTTAAAAATGAACAGGCACAAAAGATAATGGCTTTACAAAAAAATGAGCAAAGATTAAAAGATAGTTTAGGTCGCAATAGAGATAGATATATTAGTAGTACTGAGGGTACAGGAAATAGAAGCAGACGTGTTAGTTCAGCAGGACGTGTAGCAGGTTTACAAACTTTAGGGAATTCTTTCGGAAAATAAACATTATAAAACTTAAAAATTAAAAAAAATGGCAAAGTCAACTCCAAATTTACCGGCATCTTCAAGAATGCAAATGCCTTCAGGCGGTGGTCCTCAAATTAAAAATGCTTTAAAAGCAAAAGCATTAGCTATGAAAGGTGGTGTAGCTTCTAAAGGAGCAATCAAAGGTGCAGGAAAAGGTGCAAAGAAAAAAATAATGAGTAAGTAATTAAATTTTAAAGTTATGGCAAACGGATTAAAAAAATCTAAAGATGATATCATCCAAGATGATGTTCAAATTTCAGAAGAGGTAGCAGCAGAAGTTGTTAAAGCAAAAGCTCCAAAAGACGCTTATGCTATACCTGAATTAAAAAAGAAGGATATTGTAACTGTTCCGGGTCACACAAGAAGAGATTTTAGAAACTAATTCAATATGGCTGATAAGTCACAAATGAAATGCAACCGTCCTGTTCCGTCTAATAGACCGGGAAAGAAAATGATGGTAAAAGCTTGTTCCAATGGGGAGGAAAAACTCCTCCATTTTGGAGCAAAGGGTTATAAGTCAAATTATTCAGCAGAAGCGAGAAAAAATTTTAAATCTCGTCACAATTGTGATTCTGCAAATGATAAAATGACTCCTAGATATTGGGCTTGTAAAGCATTGTGGTCTCCTAGTAGTCCAAAGTATTTAAAAGGTAAATAATGAAATATTTTGTTTACAAAACAATTTGTATACCTACAAGTAAATACTATATAGGCGTTCATTCTGAAAGAATAAAATCAGATGGATACATTGGTTGTGGTGTTTGTAGTAATGGAACTGCATTGTCATTAAAAAGAAAAGGAATAAAATCAGCTTTTATTGATTCTGTAATAAAATATGGATATAATAATTTTAAAAGAGAAATACTAAAGGAGTTTGATTCTATTAAAGAAGCCTACATTTACGAAGAAAAATTAGTTACAAAAAAACTTATATCATCAGAAGATTGTTTAAATATAAAAATTGGAGGAATAGGAGGAATAAATATTAATACATCAAAAGAAATTGAAATAATAAATTCAGAAACAGGTGTATGTTATAAATTTGATTCGCAAGCTGATTGTGCTAATTTTTTAAAATTAAAAAATATAAGTGGGAAAAAAAGGTTTTTAAAAAATAAATACATTTTAAAAGGATTTGAAGTTCCAATATCAATTAAAAAAGAAAATGAAGAAGTTATTCATTTTTATGATATTAACAAAGCGGCTGAATTTACTTTATTACGTGTGCATAATTTAAGAAGACTTTTATCAAAAGAAAGGAAATCTTGCAAAGGATGGTTTTTAGCGGATTTTGATTTTAATTCTTTATTTTATAAAAATGCAAAATCAATAAGAAAAAAAAGATTAAATTTACAAATAAATTAACTCCTCGTCATTGGGCTTGTAGTTATTTATGGAAGGGACCGGGAGGACCAACAACAAGCAATCCTAAGAATCGTAAAGGTAAATACTAATGAAGCAAGTAATTAAAAAAGCAGCAAAGTATGAATCTAAGAAATCATTGGAAGGACCAATGAAATTTCTTAAAGGAAATGTAGGTAAAACTAAAAAGGATCTTATTATTAAGAAAAAGAAATAAGATGCCAAAGGACGCTTGTTATAAAAAAGTTAAAGCATCGTACAATGTATTTCCATCTGCTCGTGCATCACAGGCAATAGCTAAATGTCGCAAGAGTTCAGGCGTTGTAAGAAAGACTGAGGCAGGCAGTAGTTTAAAAAGATGGGAGAAAGAGAAATGGCAAGATACTAAAAGTGGTAAAGCTTGTGGTGCAGGTGGTAGTAATGAGTATTGCAGACCAACAACACGAGTGTCTTCAAAGACACCCAAAACGAAATCAGAAATAAGTCCTTCCAAACTTGCTTACAAAAAAATGGAGAAGTCAAGAGTTGGTATGGGTAGAAGAGTTACAAACATTTAAAATTTAATCAAATGGAACAATCAAACAAAAGTAAAGGTCTTGGAGATACAATTGAAAAAATAACTACTGCTACCGGAATTAAAAAGGTAGTAGATACTGTAGCAAAAGCAACAGGAAAAGATTGTGGATGCAAGGCAAGAAAAGACGCATTAAATAGAGCATTTCCTTATCAAGATAAAAAATAAAAAATATGTCAGTTTTTAAAACAACATTCTCAAGAGCATTATCAGTTATACCAACAGATAACGCAAATGTACCTTATCCTGCACAAAGTGCAAGTGGAACGAACACATCTGTAACTGTAGCCTCTCTTGTAGATTCTACTGCTACATTTGTAACAAAGAACGTAGCAACAGGTGACATTGTTTATAATACAACGGATGGAACAGCAGCAACAGTTCTTGTAGTTGTTAATCAAACAACATTGTTATTAAACGCTGATATCTTTACTGCTACTGCAAAAGCATATGTAGTATATACGGCAAGTCCTCAAACATCAAATGGTAATCAAGGATGTTATTTATATGTTGGTGGTGCAGGTAATGTAAGAGTTACTACCATTGGTCAAGATATAATTACATTTACTGCTGTGCCTGTAGGAACAGTATTACCTGTTCAGGTAGTAAAAGTTCACTCAGTAGGAAGTGGAACTACAGCAACATTGATTAATGCACTTTGGTAATTCAGTTTTTATGATGAGCAACCAAGAAAATAGTAGACTTGATATTATGGCAGAAGAGTTAGAGTCCATTAAAGGAAATATGGCTGAGATGAAAACAATGTTAAAAGATGTTTATACTCTTCTAGCAGGAAACCCAATAGACAAAGACTCTAACGGATTAATTAGTGAGTTTAAAGAAGTGAAGAAACAATTGTCTGATGTAAAAGGAGAATTAAAAAGATATAAGTCTTATTTCTATGCTCTTGTAACATTGGTTGGACTTGGTGCGTTAAAAGTTATTACTGAATTTATATTAAATAAATAATGGCAAAAGCAACAGTAGGAGTAGCTTATGTAAAACCTAGTAAGAAAAAAGGTGTAGCTGCTAAAACAAAAACAAGTAAAGTAAAGACAAGTAAGTTATACAAGAAACAATATCGTGGTCAGGGAAGATAAAAATTAATTAAAATGATAAAGAATATAATCATAGTAGCTATACTGTTAATTTTATTATTCTTTATGCTGATGGAGCCCAAACCTTCTGAAGGTAGAGTTATCACAAAAATAGATACATTAGTACAACTAAAAGAGTACACAAAATACGAAAAAGGTAAAAATATATACCATAAAGTTCTAGATACCATCTACAGACTAGACAAAGTTCAAATTCACGACACGGCATTTATTATTAAAGATTACAATCAAGTAATAGCTTATTCAGATACTATAAAAAGAGATAGTAATGTTTTTATAATAAATGATACCATATCTCAAAACAAAATACAATCAAGAGGCTTTAAATCAACTGTAGCAGAGAAAACAATTACTATAACTAAAAATATATATAAGAAACCTAAGAATGAACTTTATTTAGGCTTAGTTGGAGATGTAAGAAGAATAGACAATAAAGTGGCTGTTGGAGTTGGAGTGATGTACAAAAAACAAAAAGAATCATACACTTTTAGCATTACCGCCAATCAATTTAACATAGGGTTATACAAAAAAATATTTTAACAATGATTAAGACTATTAAAAACTTCATCTACTCACTACTAAGTGAAGATGGAAAAATTAGTACCAAAAGGTTTGTAGGTATTATTACTGCTGTATTTTTATGTGCAACTTTAATTTGGAGCATAGCATCTAAAGAGCATAAAGAACCTCCTGCTATATTAGTTGAATGTATCACTGCTCTTGCAATTGGTGCATTAGGCATATCAGCAACACAAACTATTTTCAAGAAAAAAGATTAATATGCAAATTTCAGAGCATCTTTATTTAGCAGAAGTAATTCGTAGTGAATCAGCAAAAAGATATGGCATATCTAATATGCCTACAGAAGAGCATATAGCAAACTTCAAGTTACTAGCTGATAATATATTTGAACCAATTAGGAATCATTTTAAATGTCCTATTTTAATCTCAAGTGGATATAGGTCAAAAGAATTAAATGAAAAAATTGGTGGAGCAAAAACAAGTCAACATTGTTTTGGTCAAGCTGTTGATATTGATATGGATGGCACTGATTACGGAGTAACTAATTCAGATATATTTAAATACATAAAATCTTACTTACCATTTGATCAATTAATTTGGGAATTTGGTAATGACAATAATCCTGATTGGGTACACGTATCTTATTCAGATAGACACAGAAAAGAAATTTTAAAAGCTACAAGAATAAATGGCAATGTAAAATACAGTTTATTTAAATAAAAAATATGAATGAACGAAACGGTAATGCTGATATATCTAGACAATATAGAACAAAATACCCGGATATGCCTACTAATAAATTAGCTAGGATAATGTATGAAGAAAATAAATTGCAATTTACAGATAAAGAAAGTGCTAGATATCATTTAAGGTATATTGAAGGTAAAACAGGTAAAAAATCAAGCAAACTTATAGAATCTAGCGAATTTTTTAAAGAAGATGCTAGAGCTTTAAATCCATATAATCTTCCTTCATCGGATGAGACTATTTATGAACCCTATATAATAAGTGGTCATAAAAAGCTTTTAATATTATCGGATATACACGTACCGTATCATAATATCAGTTCAATTACTGCAGCTATTGCATACGCTAAAAAATCAAAACCTGACGGTTTATTATTAAATGGAGACACGATTGACTGTCATAGATTAAGCAGATTTATAAAAGATCCCAAAAAGAGAAACTTTAAACTAGAACTTGATATATTCAAAGCTTTATTTGATGTATTTGAAAAAGAGTTAAAGTGTAAAATCTATTTTAAAATCGGTAATCACGAGGAGAGATATGAACATTTTTTATATGAGAAAGCAGGTGAGTTAGTAGGGATAGAAGAGTTTGAGTTTGAGAATATTATCAAAGCAAGAGCAAGAGGTATAGAAGTAATTGGGGATAAAAGACCAATGAAAATGAATGACTTATGGGGAATACACGGTCACGAGTATGTAGGAGGTATTTCAGCTCCTGTAAACCCTGCTAGAGGGTTATTCCTTAAATCAAAGACAAGTACCTTTCAAGGACACAATCATCAAACATCAGAACACACTGAGCCTACATTAACAGGTAAAATGGTCACTACTTGGTCATTAGGTTGTTTATCTGAACTACATCCGGCATATATGCCACTAAATAAATGGAATCACGGATTTGGAGAAGTAAGTCTAGATCCCAATGGTAAAGATTTTGAATTTACAAATAAACGTATCTTTAATGGTAAAATACTATAAGTAATTGCGTATCAAGATTATATACCGAAAACTAGGAAGAGAAAAACTTTATGGTTTATCTTCTACTGACGGTATAGTTGAGATAGATAGCAGGCTTAAATCTAAGAAACATCTAGAGATATTAATCCACGAGGTTCTCCATATTTTAAATCCAAACGACTCGGAAGAGGAAATAGTTAAAAAATCTATAACATTAACAAAATTGTTATGGAAACAAGGCTATAGAAGAATAGATGAGTCTAAAGATTATGAGCCATTTCAAGATGGAAGTAAATAAAAAATATCCAATAAAAACTATATCTTTGTAACAACTAAAAATTTAAATTAAATGGAAAAAACAGTCAATTTAACAGCAGAAGAATTAGAATTTATTAAGAAAGGTTCAGCAGATTATACTAAAATTAAGATTAATCTTGGCGAACTTGAACTACAAAAACAAGGATTTATTAAACAAGCTGAAGAAATTGTAAAAGCTTTTACTAATAATGAGAAAATACTCATTGAAAAGTACGGAGCAGATTCAGTTATCAATATGCAAACAGGAGAAGTAACTCAAAAACAAAATTAATTATTATGACACCAAGTAAATTTATTGGAGAATTGTTTCATTCAAGAGACACAATGCACATTGCACATCTTCAGACAACCTCTTTTGCTGAACATAAAGCTTTAAACGGTTATTATGACGGTATATTAGACTTAACCGACACTTTTATTGAAGCATATTTTGGTAGATTTAAAAGGGTAGAAATTGTTATTCCTGAAGCAAAAAATCAAAGTGCTGTTGAGCATTTAAAAGAAATGCAACAATTAATTGATGGCGAGCGTAACAATTATCCTTCTGAGCTTCAGAACATAATGGATGAGATGCTAGGATTAGTTGATAAAACTCTTTACTTATTAACATTAGTATAATGAAAATTAATTCGTACACTGTTGCTGCACTACCTAAATTAGACGATAGGCTAATAGGTACAAGTGTTGACGGTACACCACCAAACGGTACTTATAACTTTACTCCTGCAGAGTTATTGGAATTATTTGAAGCAAATTTTAATGCTGCTGCTATTGTAATAGCAGACGTTCCTGTTTATGCAGATAACGCTGAAGCAATAGCAGAAGGATTAACTACAGGTCAAATCTATAGAACAGGAGATTATTTGAAGATAGTACATTAAACCCCTCATAAAGGATGTCAAAGATTAGCACATATGAGGTAGTCCCCGTACCTAAATTGGCTGATAAGTTAATCGGCACAAG